TTGAAGGAGCAGGGAAAGGTGCGGAAGAGACTACAAGAAAGACTACCTCTCTGAACGAAAGCCTTTCACGTGCGGCAGATTTGCTAAACAGAATAGGAAACAATAAAATCGGAGAAGGTTCATTTGCTAACTTTAATATATCCGGATTGAAGCAGGGATATTCGGATTTGAAAAAATACGTTGAGAACATGGACTTGTCAAAGCCGCAACAAAAGGCTGCGGTAGAAGCCATGCGCTACATGAAGATGGAGCTTGACGAGCAACGAAAGACGGACGAGCAACGTGCCCAATCTGCGGAAAAGGCTGCACAACGTAAGGCGGCAGCGGATAAACGTGCTGCAAAGGAGGCAGCGGATTTAGCAAATGCACAGCGGTCAACTCCACAAGGCGCATTAGATTATTCTAAAAATGCAAAGTCTCTGCAACAGAACGTACAAGCTATAGAGTACCTGAAAAAAGCTCGTTTGTCTTTGAACACTACCGATGCGAACTATAAGAGCATGCTTGAACAGATAAACCAAGCCATTGCAAAACACAACCAAGCATTGACGGAAGCAGGAGTCAAATCACAGCAGCTTGCCACACGCCATCGCAACCTGATGGATACAGCCGGGCAATTAAGCCGTCAGCTTGCTTTGTTGTTCTCTGTGTCACAGATTGAAGGGTATATCAGCAAGTTGGCAAAAGTGCGCGGTGAATTTGAATTGCAGCAGCGTTCGTTACAAGCAATCTTACAAAATAAATCACAGGCAGACCAAATTTTCAACAAGACTGTCCAACTTGCCGTAAAGTCGCCATTTCAAATTAAGGAACTGGTTACATTCACAAAACAGCTTGCAGCATACCGTATTGAGAGCGACAAGTTATATGATACGACAAAACGACTTGCCGATGTATCTGCTGGTTTAGGTGTGGATATGGGCAGACTTATCCTTGCTTATGGGCAGGTCAAAGCGGCAGCATATTTGCGTGGTACAGAAGTTCGTCAGTTTACGGAAGCAGGTATCAATATGTATGGGGAACTTCAAAAGTTGTTTAAAACAAGAGACCAAGCAGATTATACCACGGCACAGATTGTAGATATGATTTCCAAACGTAAGGTTACATTTGAGGATGTTGAACAAGTGTTTGAAAATTTGACTTCCAAAGAGGGTATTTTCTACAATATGCAAGAAATCCAAGCTGAAACTTTACAAGGTAAAATTTCCAACTTGAAGGACAGTATTGATGTGATGCTTAACTCCATCGGAAAGGCAAACGAAGACACCCTGAAAGGCGCGATTGATACCGTAAAAGTATTGATTGATAATTGGGAAACAGTTGCTGAAGTGGCAAAGACGTTTGGTGTCGTAGTAGGATCATTGCTATTAGTACCTAAAATAAAAGCTATTACCAAAGAAGTAAGCTTATTATCTTTTGCTTTAACAAAAGCAGAAACTTCATTACGCTCTTTAGGGCTTGCTTTTAAATCATCTCTTCCATTAATGGCTCTTGGAGTAGCCTTACAACTTGTTAATGAGTTGTGGAACGTTCATTCCCAATATAACAAAATGTTGAGAGAAAGTAGCAACAAGTATTATACTGCTCAGTTAAGGGTAGGAGAAATAGACGAAATAGCTAAAAATAACACAAGGGACGCATTGTCCTCCCTTGTGAAAGAGATGAATAATGAAGGATTTGAAATACAGATAAAGCCCAATATATCAGAAAAAGAAGCAAAAGAGCAATTTGAAGAGTACAGAAAACAATATACAGACTTTTTAGAAGATATTAGAAAAATTGAAGCTAATTATGCAGAAAATAGGAAGAAGGGATGGCTGATAGGGGATGATGATATTGAAACTGATTTAGACGAGTATGAGAACTCTTTCAATGATTTTATAGCGAAAGGTAATAAAATACAAGCTGAACTATTAAGGCTTTCAGAAGAATCAACTTCCTTGGGTAAAGGAGCAAAAGAATACATACAAGAACTTGTAAAGGGGAAAAAAGAAGGAGAGGATTTAATCGACTACTACAAAAGGCTTGCGGACTACTTGGAGAAGTTACAGAACGGGGTCCTTTTTGCAGGTAAGAAAAGTTCTATCGCTAGCTCGTTTCTTGGAACAAGGAAAGATTGGGAGGAAGATAAAGAAAAAGCAGTTAAAGAAATACGTGAAATATTTGATTCTGTAAATGATGAGGTAATAAAAGGTAATAAGACAAGGGAACAATTTAAGATTTTAATCAATAAAGGAGAATTTTCCAAAGAATGGTCTGATATAAAGAAGCAACTTGCATACGATATATATAATTTGGGAGATATAAAAGTTCCTCTTAGACCAGGGATAAATAAAGAAGAACCTGAATCAGACTCCAAACATAAACGTGACATATTAGCAGAGCGCATTTCTCTTATTAAAGAGCTTAATAAGGAATACGAGAAGCTGAGCAAGGTAATGGGCAGCGATAAGGCTGCTAAGACTGTTATGGAGCGTTATGCAGATTCTCTCAAAAACGTGAATATGCCAAAGAACATCATTGGAGATGCGTTTTTGCCAAACAAGCAGAATACAGCAAAAGCATTGCAGGAGCTTGCAAAGATTATTACTGACTTTAGGAAGAAAATAGGAGCACAAAAAGATGCTAATGTCTTGTTTGACGAAAAGGATGCAGAGGATATAAAGAAACAACTTGACATTACCAAGAAGAACATTGAATCCATGTTCAACGGATTGGACTTGCACAAGAAACTGAAAGATGCAGGACTGTCCGAAGCGGAGGTTCAACAGTTGTTCCCCGGACTTGCAAAGACATTGGATGGTCTCGAAAAAGAAATGAAAGCATCATACGAAAAGAATTTCCCAAAAGGAGAGTACCTTGTTGCAGATACTGACGCAAACAAGCAATACTTAGCCGATTTGGATAAGTTGAATCAGCAGCGCATAAAGGAGCAACAAGATACTATCGAAAGGCTGGTCAAATCATACAAAACTCAGATTTCAGAACAATTACAGCTCGATGAACAGTATTACAAAGACTTAGAAGAGATACGTGACAAATTCCAAAACACTCCGGACTTACAAAAAAGGCTAGAAGAAAATGCGACAAAGATGTACAATCAAAAGTCAGCTAATAATGCATGGAAGGAATTTACTTCATCGGACAGCTATCTTAACTTGTTTGACAATATAGAATACTATTCCACTGCCGCATTGCAAAGCATGAAAGATAAGCTTGTGAAAATGCGTGAGGAATTAAAAGACTTGTCACCTACAGGGTTGAAGCAAATAATGGAGCAAGAAGAAAAACTTGACAAACAGCTTAACCAAAGAGACCCGTGGAATAAGTTAACAAAATCTCTCAAGGAATATACAAAGCTCCGTAAAGAAAATGCAAAAAATGAGAAGGACGAGGCTAAAGCGAGAGATTTGCAAGCAAAATATGAGGAACAATTACGCACGCAAAGTAAAATAGTAGCAGAAAAGAAAGCAGCTTATGAATCCGCTACTGAAAATATAGATGCAGCATTTGAAGAATATGAAGTTGAACAAAATAACTACGATTTATTAGTTGACAAGAAGAAAAAGCAAGACGAGATAGTAGCCGGATATGATGCTGCCAACAGAGCTTTGTCGCAACAGGCTCAAAAGCTACAAGGGATAATACAATCTCTTGGAAAGATTGATATGGGTGGAGGTATGGTTGAAAGTATATCGGGTATTACAAATTCGGTATCAGACTTTGCTCACATGTTGGAGGATAGTTTCGGTGTTGCAATAGGAGAAGACCTTTATGAAATTTTAGATGGTGTAGGTGCATTATTCGGTTCTCTTGAAAGTTTTGACATAACAAAGCCAATAAGTAGCTCTCTGAATGTACTCACCGGACTTGGCAAGACAATCGGTAGCATATTCGGCATTGGCAATAAGAACAAGAAGAAAGAACGTGAAATCCAACGGCAAATAAAGAATATAGAATCACTTGGTAGGGCATACGATGAGTTAAAGGAGAAGATGGAAGCCGCTTGGAGTGCAGATGATCTTCGTACACAAACCAAAGATACAATAGCCAATTTAGACCAACAGATTGAATCATATGAAAATATGATTAACTCAGAAGAGGCAAAGAAAGATTCTGATAGAGGACGTATTGATGAATGGAATGATGCTATAAATGAACTGAAAAAGACAAGACAAGAAATTTTAGACCAACAGAAATTAGAATTAGGAGGTATAGGTGGGGAGTCAGAATATAAGGATGCCGCCTCTTCATTTGTTCAAGCATGGATGGATGCTTTCAATGAAACAGAAGATGGACTAAAAGCCCTTAATGAAAACTTTGATAGTTTTATTGAAAATCTTATCGTCAAACAAGCTACAATGAGACTTGCGCAAGGGCGTTTGAAGGAGCTGTTTGAGAAAATAGATGAATCTGTTACAGAGGGGAGCGTAGGAGGGATTAACCTCACTAAAGAAGAGCTTGCAAACATCCAATCAATCGGTAAAACGGCTCTTGAAGGGCTAAATGAAGACCTTCTCGCATTGATGGAAACTTTGGGGTACAAGCCTAACAAAAAGGCTGAATTGTCGGCACTTACTCAAAGTATACAAGGTATATCAGAAACCACAGCAAAAGTTCTTGAAGCATTACTTAATTCTATTAGGTTCTTTGTCAATCAACAGACAACTGACATAGCCGCAATCAGAGTGCTATTAGAGGCCCACTACAGCTTAGAATCCCAATCGGGCGAATCTAACCCCATGCTTGTTGAGTTGAGGGCGCAGACGAGGTATTTGGAAATCCTTTCGGACAGGATAGACCGTGTGTTTGCACCAAGCGCAAATTCCAAAGGGGCTGGGATTAGGGTGTTTATGCAATAGGTATTAATACAAAGGCACTCCGCTTGCGAGAAGTAGAGTGCCTCTTCATTTTTACCACCCCATTTCGTCCATCTGCTTTAATTGCTCCTCTTGTTCTTTACTGCCTTGAAAATGGACTTGGTTACTACCGTCTTTTGAATGATAGCCGCTACCTTCTAAATATCTTATTCTCGCCTTACGTTCCAATTCAGCAGCATCCTTCATACCCATGTCACGGAGCTTCTTTTCTCTGTTTACACTGTTCCAGTATTCTTTATCATCTTTATCCATTGTTCCACGACCACGGACATTATTCCCATCGCTATTAGAACTATTAGAATGGCTTCCTCCAAATAATGTTTTTTGAAATTCTCTTTTCAATGCAAGAGCCTTGCCATTAAGAGCCATTGCGTATGGGTTTAGTG